AGTTTTCTAAATTTGGGTTAAAGGGTACTTTTGGCTTGAGTGACCAGCACCGTGAAAAAATTTCAATTGGCATTCGAGCATCATTAGAAAAAAAGAAAAGGAATAAAAGTATGAACACCGACCACATCATTCACAACAGCGACACCCAGCGCATGGAGTGCCAGCACTGCGGCTTCAGCGAGGCCATCAAGATGCCTGCGCCCATTGATGCCATCGTGGGCAAGATGGATGCCTTCACAAAGGCCCACGAGGGCTGTAGACGCCCTCAAAGCGAGGCGGTGATGTCTGACTACATCAAAGGCTTCGACGCGGGCTATGGCTACGTCCTGAACGAGATTGAGCGATACATCAACGTGTACCCCACTGACGTGTTTGCGGTGAAGGAGTTGTTGGCCCACCTGAAAATGGAGGATAAGCTAGATGGGACGCCGCCGAATAAGTCTTGAAGGCCGACTGCATGACTACGACCCAGAGGTAGGCCGACTTTGGCGTAGTCGCAATGATGAGCCAGAGCAAGAGGTATTTGACCGCTTACCTTGGTGGATGTTGACCCCATACGAAGACAAGGACACCAGAATTGATTTGAAGCGTTTATTTCCTACGGCCTTGGAGACACTAACCCACCGAGAACAAAAACTGCTTTGGTGTCGTTTTTGGGCTGATTACACCCTTGATGAAACTGGCATGGTGTTTGGCGTGACAAGGGAGCGTATACGCCAGATTGAAGCCAAGGCTATTCGCAAACTAAAGCACCCCACCCGTTCCGATGTTCTGCGTACTTTAATGGAATTTTGCCCACGCAAAAAGCGTTTAGAAGAACAGGAACAAGAGGCATTGAATAAGTGGCGTGAAGCCTACCATGAAAAAAAAATGGTGGAGCGGCACACAAATTACATGGAAAATCAGTTAATCAAAAAACTTTTGGAACTTAGGGAAAATACTTAAAGGAAAGTGCTTGCATTGTTTAATATGGTGTTATACTACCCTCACTGCAATAAGCAGGTAACAGCGAAGGAAAGCGAAATGAAATATCAATACAACGATGGAGGCCGCAAGGCCGCTGGCTTCAAAGGTACAGCAGGTGACTGTGGCGCTCGTGCAATGGCAATCGCACTGGGCCTTGACTACAGCGCGGTGTACAAGGAGTTGGCCCAAGCCAACGCTGACAACGGTCGCGCAAAGTCTGCTCGTAACGGCGTGATGAAAGATGTATACACCGAGGTGTTAAAGCGTTACGGTTTTGTGTGGATGAAGGCTCCACAGTTTGCAGGCCGTAAGGCGCGTTGTAGTGACCTTACAGGCGTCGTCATTGCCAAGCAGGCCCGTCACTTTGTGGCGGTGATTGACGGCGTTGCTCACGACGCATGGGACAGCACTGAGCGTATGGTCTACGGGTACTGGGCCAAGGCGTAAAGCGAAGGGGGCTACGGCCCCCACTAAAAGCGAATCAAAACCGAAAGGAAATTAAATGTCATACCTAGCAGAAATTGAAACCCGCGTAGCAGGCATCCCTTGCATCATTGGTGTCGTTGAGTACATCAGCATCGCTGGCTCCTACAGCCAGAACGCGGCCAGCGACTGGGACTACCACGGCTATAGCGAGAGCGACTGGGTGGTGTGTGACCGCCGTGGACGCCCCGCCCCGTGGCTGGAAAAGAAGTTGACCAGCAAGGATGAATCCCGTATTGAGCGCGAGATTGCCCAGCACATGAACGACTAAGGGAAAGTCCTAATAAAAATATTTGTTTGGGGGCTTCACAACCCCCCAATCGTTTATGCTAGAATTACACCACCAACAGCAATAATGCAGTTGGGTAACAACTGAAAGCGAATTATGAACACAGAACTCAAAAACGAATTAGTAGCAGAATTCAAGGGTCAAATTATTTCCAGCGTTAGATACCAGTTCAAGCGCCTGCATGAAATCTTTGGCCCAACATTCCGTGGCGTGTACAACAGCAAGTCTTACAGCCTCTGGTCTTTGACAGTGCGCCCATGCACTAAGCGCCTTGGTGACCGTATGAACGACGAAATTGTTTTGTGCGAAGACAACATGAATGTGTACGCGCAAGAGCAGGCTGAGTTGTTTGCCGACGAATTGATTGCCAAGGTGAACGTCAAGGCTGGCGAGTTGACAGACAGCAAGGTGCTTCGCGTCAGCGGCGCAAACTTCCGTATCACTGGCATGAAGGGTGACAAAAAAGTAATGATTGAGCAAAACCAAATCATCAACGTGTCAGTCAAGGGCAAGCTGTTTAATCAGTTCCCTGCACGCATCTACGTTGACGGCAAGTTCTATTCAGCCGCCGCCTTTAAGAAAATCTAACCCACGGGGGCTTCGGCCCCCAACCGAATTATTAACCAAACGAAAGCGAATCGATATGACACACTTCGACACTATGAACACCATCGTCAACCAATTCTTTGACAATCTGCCAAAGTCCTACGTTGCCTACTGCGACTACATCGCGCACACTATCGTGAACAACCTGAAGGCCAACGACACCGAGCGCCTGTTGTCCAGCGTGAGCCGCCCTAAATACGACTTGACCGAGTCAGGCGGCTTTGCCAGCACTAAGAAGACCATCGAGGTAGAAGACCGTTTCGGTAAGAAATACCGCGTGACTGTGGAGGAGGTGAAATGAAGGAAGAGTCCTTGCTTCAGAAGGTGGTCATTGGTATAATGTTCATTGCTTTCCTCGTGTTTTGGATGTGGGTTCCTGACTTCACATTGGACGAGGAGGATTGCATGAAACAAGAGTCCAGCGCATACGTCAAGAGACTGTGTAGCGAATCTAAAGCGAAGTAGAACCGAGTCGGTTTCCACGCAAGTGGGGCCAACGCGCATGGGGATTGGTGGCTCTGTACAAGCCATTTCGGTACAGCGATAGAGGGTCAGTTGTGCGGGTTCGGCCTGCCGTGGCTTTCGCAGTCCCCAGCCGTGTTGGTGGTGAGGGCTGGTTCGATTCCAGCGTAATCAGAGGTGGACTGGCGGGTTCGACTCCCGCGACCACCAACAGCCCATAGCGTCCCTAAAGCGAATCGTTTACACTGACGACATTCGTTCATACTCACGGGGACTACGGGTTATGCCAGAAACCATCAAGAAGGTGGCTAAGAAGCCCACCAAGACGCCGAAGGCTACAAAGCAAGCCCAAGGTAGCACTACGCCTGCCAAGAAGCCTGTAGCCCCGCAAATACCACGTCCTGCTCATAGACCAGTAGAGTACACAGAAGAGATAGCAGAAGAGGTATGCTGGAGACTCGCTCATGGAGAGTCGCTTGTCTCAATCTGTAGTGATGACCACCTTCCGCACTGCGCGACGATTTATCGGTGGTTGATACGCTTCCCCGTCTTCTGCGAGATGTACGCACGCGCACGCGAAGACCAAGCTGACACCAACGCTGACGAAATCCTTGCCATCGCTGACGAGATGCCGCCTGAGTACACCGATAAGGATGGGCGCACTTCCCTTGACCAGTCCTACCTCGCGTGGCAGAAGCAACGCATTGAGGCGCGTAAGTGGACGTCAGCCAAGCTGAAGCCTCGCAAGTATGGCGACCGTGTGGCGCTGGAAGGGGTGGAGGGCGGAGCCGCCATCAAGACTGAAGACACCAACGCCAACAAGTTCCTTGAAGTCATCCGCAACATGGAGATGACTAAGCGTGCTGGCTGAGATACTCGAAGACCCAGAAGTGCAGGCGGAGTTCAATGCCCGTTCCGAGCATGACCGCATTGCATACATCGCCCACGCTACTTGGGTAGCCAGCGCCCACCGCTACCAGATACCACCTCCACTGGAGATGGACTACACCGTCTGGATGATGCTGGCAGGGCGCGGAGCAGGCAAGACACGCTCCGCCGCTGAGGCGCTGTGGTGGTGGGCATGGACAAACCCCAACTCACGTTGCCTTGTCCTCGCGCCCACATCGAATGACATCAAGTTCACTTGCTTCGAGGGTCAGTCTGGCCTGCTGGCCTGCATACCCTCTGAACTCGTGGTGGACTACAACAAGCAAGACCACCAGATAAAGCTGTCCAACGGCTCCATCATCCGTGGCATCAGTGGTGACAGCTACGAGCGCCTGCGTGGCCCCCAGTTCCATTTCGCATGGTGTGACGAGTTGGCGGCATTCCAGTACCTCGGCGCTGGTGAGGCGTGGGACAT